GCGCGGGCGTATATGGAAACGCTTGGCGCTCAGACGCCGGAGGCTATTAATGCTCTTGCGGCTGCACGCCCGGGCATGACAGTGCCTCAAGCACTTGCTGATGTTAATGCGCCGCAGCTTCAGACATTTGCACAAGCAGCGATGAAGCAAGTTCCACAAGAAGCACGCGCCGCTACTATGGCTCAAGAGCAAGCCCGCGCTGCTGAACTTGGACAAATTGCTGGAACACCAGAGCAATTAGAATTTGCTAAAACTGTTCGCGATGTTGAGGCAAAGAAAAATTATGCCGAGGCATTTAAACAAGCCGCGCCAGAAATACCTGAAGAATTATTAAAACGTCCGTCGATGAAAAAAGCAGTTAGCATAGCAGATAATATCGCCGCCGAGCGTGGTGGCGCACAGACGCCAATGGCTAAATTGCATACGGTGAAATTAGCGCTGGATGATATGATTCGTGATCCAGAACAGTTTGGCATAGGCGCGGCTGAAGCGGGCGCAATAAAAAGCACTCGCGAGAAATTTATTGAGGAGCTTAAAAAAGTTCCTGAATATGAGACGGCAAGATCAAAATATGCGGCTCAAAGTCAACCGATCAATAAGATGCAAGTAGCACAACAACTTCAAAAAGCGCTTACGGAGCCAGTTACTGAGGGCGCTACACGCGGCGGTATGTTTGCGCGTGCTGTTGAAGAAGCACCTAAGACAATTAAAAAAGCTACGGGGCAAACGTTCTTTGATAAACTAGAAGACGTTTTTAGCCCTGAAGAAATGAAAGTTGTTAATGACGTTCGTGACGAGTTTCGTCGGTCTAAGCTCTCTAAAGAACAAGCGGATCTTGGTAAAGCAGCGACGCCATCGGCTGAAGAATTAGCAAGTAGCAAACTTGGGTCTATTTCACATCTTAACTTACTTAACCGTGTGTGGACTATTGCTAATACAGTCGTCAAACGTTCGCTTGGTAAGATAGATGAAAAGCTCGCTACCGAGATCGGTATGCAGATGCTTGACCCTGCTGAGTTTAAGAAAGCTCTGACAGCGGCGCAAGAATATTCTAAAGCCACTGAAAAAGGCGTCGAAAATATTCGTGCTCGTAAAGCAGCAGTTAAAAAGACAATTATACCGCCAGCGATTTCGGGGGCGGTTACTTTTGGAAATGTAATGGCTCCTGAAAACCGTAACGCAATGGCGAGATGAAAATGAGCGAATATCAGTTCTTTTTTAACGTCGCCACGGCGATAGTGAGCGTCACTTTTGGTTGGGTGCTTAACACAATCTGGGGGTCGTTAAAGGATCTTCAGACGGCTGACAAGGCGCTTGTTGATAAGGTCGCGTCTATTGAGGTGCTGGTTGCTGGCCGCTATGTGACGCGCGATGAGTTCAATACATCGCTCAATGCGATCTTTTCTAAATTAGATCGTATTCAAGATCTCATTTCTCAAAAGGCAGACCGATGACCTGGCCTCTTCAATCACAGTGCGATGCGTTCTATGGCAATCCTCGCGGTCGTAACGGCGGCGCATCAGCGCAATGGGAAAAAGGAAATCTTACCCGAATCAGTCCACCATTTAAAATGCAGTTTGCTGGCAAGCCGATCACATCAATTGCCATAAATAAGAAATGCGCAGACAGTTTGTCACGGATTTTTGACGCAATTTGGCTTGCATCTGGTAAAAATCAAAAAATAATTGACGATTGGGGCGTCTCTGTCTTTTCAGGGTCATATAACTATCGTGTAATGCGCGGCGGTAACGTATTGTCAATGCACGCATATGGGTGTGCTATTGACCTTGACGCCCCCCGGAATTGGTTTCACGACCAAGATCCGCACTTTGCAAAAGTGCCTCAAGTCCTAAAAGCCTTCGAGGACGAAGGTTGGACTTGGGGTGGTTCTTGGTCGGGCAGAAGTAAAGACGGGATGCACTTCCAAGCAGCGCGCGTCAATTAATAGGAGATAAGTATGAATAATATCACATCTTGGATCATGGCTCGCATTTCTGAGCAATCAACCTATTCAGGTCTTGCTACTGTCATCGCCAGCATTGGCTTCTTGCCGCACGCTTCTGAGATTGGTGCGCTTGTCCCAACGGTTGGCGTTTTGATTATGGGTATTATTAAGATCATCCGTCCTACAGCATGACCACTGCAATCATTAGTCTGCTTGGCGGGCTTATGTCTGCGATTGTTAACTTTTTTAACTGGCTGCATGAACAACAACTTGTGCAGTCAGGTATTGCACAGGCTCAATTAGAAAGCATGAAGGCGCAAGCCAATGAAGCTCAACTTGCTATCGCTGCCCGCGAAGCTGTTCGCGCTGATGTTGCCTCTAAGCCTGACAGCGTGCCAGTCAACGACCCTTTCATCCGAGACTGACCACGTATCATTCTGCCAAGCCGCGAGGGCGATATATTATTCGCGGCATGATACGGCCCCTACGATTGCTCAAATACGTGAGCATAACGCGGTCGGGGCCGCACTCAAATGTGGTTGGCTTCGCAAATGATAACCGCCCGTGATGTTGAGCAAGTCCTCAAAAAGCACAAACAACCATCTGGGCGGTATCATATTAGTAAAGCGGCGAAAGAGTTAGGCATAGACCGCCATCGCCTTCGCTATTTAATGTTAAAATATAATAAATTTGAACAGCCAAAACTCCCTCATCGCACGCGTCAAATTGATGAATTAATTCGTGATCGCTTATCTGAAAGCGAGCGAATCATTAACGCCGATGAAGCCCGTGATCTAATTAAAGTAAAAATTAATATTGACGGCCCCGTAGCTCTGCTATGTATGGGTGATCCGCATATTGACGATCCGGGGTGTGCCTTTGCGCTGCTTAAGTCTCATCTTGAGTTGGCTGGTAGCCATCCTTATATCTTGCCTTGTAATATTGGCGACCTGGCAAACAACTGGGTCGGACGCCTCGCTCGGTTGTATGCTGACCAATCCATCACCGCTAGGGAATCTTGGACGCTCGTTGAATGGATGGTCAAGTCGGTCCAATGGTTATTTATTTTGGCCGGAAATCATGACCTATGGACGGGGTCAGGAGATCCTGTTTCATGGTTCGCGAAGCAAGCAGGGTCCATGTATGAAGAGCATGGCGTAAGGCTGGCGCTACAGCATCCAGACGGCTCAGAGACGCGCGTTCATGCACGTCATGACTTTCCAGGCCATTCGATCTGGAACTCTATGCACGGCCCAAAGCGTGAGGCTATTGCCGGATTCCGTGACCATCTTCTTATCGCAGGTCATAAGCACATCGGCGGCGATGAGGGCATGATAACACCAGATGGCACCGCCGCTCAACTTGTCCGGGTGTCAGGGTATAAGGTGGCCGATACCTACGCTAAGTCATTAGGTCTTAAAAAGATGCCCATGCACCCGGCAGCTTTAATAATTATAGACCCTAGAGAAGCTGGCACGTCACGCGGGCGCGTGTTCTGCGCGCCAACAATTGAAAAGGGTGTCTTAATATTAGACGCGCTCCGTAGAGAATATGATGCTTCTAAAAAAAGGAAGAAATCATGACGGAAGACGATGAAGATCTATATGACGGCCCAGACATTATTGAGGAAGCCGAATTAGATCCGGTAGCCGCGCGTTGTAACTCGTTTACAAAACTCCTTGCGTATGCCGCTCATATCAAAGATGAGGATCTACGCAAGGAAGCTATTCTAATGCTGGCCGCTGTGCGACGTAGTTTTAAGACTCTGCCGACCGGGGAACTTGCACAGTTTCCAAATGTGAAAGGTCAAGTTTAGTATTCAGCTTAGTGACAACTGCCGCCCTAAAATCTCGCTTGCGCTTATAGTCAATATCAGCGCCAGCGTTTGATTTTTGATCTTCATAATCTTTGGCAAACATCGTCGCAAACGCCTCATAATTCATGGCGTCTAGGCGGCTGTCTGTATGCGTTGGGTTAGCAAAGTTACGCGCATTTTTGACGCACACCATTATGACTGCCACTTCATAAGGATGTATATCACGACCGAGACGCAAAGAAGCAAGATCTGCAATGAGCTGGAAGTTATTTTCAATTCCCCCGTAATCAGCGCCGCGCTCTCCGATTAAGTCGCTGGCTTGTTTCAGTAGATCGTGTGGATTCATTTTCTATTCCCCTTAACAATTCAGTCCGTTCACGCGTCGCCCGCAGCGTTGTATATCGCTGGTGTAGACGTATGAGTATTGTGGACCGCCGAGCGTTATGGCGCTCGTCCTCCAAGAGGTCCAATACCTCTTGTTCTGTAAAGCCTGCGATGGCCTGGTTAATTTCGCGCCAATTCATCTAGGGCTAACTCCGCTAAAGATTTCTTGTCATATAAACTGGCAAATATGCGTTCGTCAATAGTTTTATTACAAAGGATAACGTAACACCATACGTCTTTGGTCTGGCCTGACCGATGCAAACGTCCGATTGTCTGTTCATATAATTCTAATGACCAAGGCATTGACAGAAAAACGATCTTGTTGCCGCCAAACTGTAGGTTCAATCCATGCCCGGCGCTTTTGGGGTGTATAGCTAAGATTTCTATTTCGCCTTTATTCCACCGCTCGACGGCGTCAGGCGCATCTATAGTTTGCATTTGCGGGTATCGGCGTTGTATCTCGGCTAGCTCTTCTTTGTAGTTGTAGACGATGATCGTATTGTCTCGCTGATTTTCAGATAAAATTTCGCCCAAAACATCAAATTTGTGGTAGGAGATCCATTCAGGACCGTTGGGTCCGTAGACAAACCCGCCCGCAAGCTGTTGTAACTTATTCGTGACAGCAGCAGCGGTCGCAGCGGTGATCGTTTGACTAAGCTCAAGAACAAACTCCTTTTTCATAGTCTCATATGATTTTCTATCCGGCATATCAACCGACATTCTGACAGTATGCAGCGGCGGTAACTTATCTCTATACTCGCCAGGCTCTAGCACATACGTCCAAGGTTTTATTTGCTTCATCACGTAATCAAGCGACTGAGGCAGCGGTTCCCATTGACCATACTCGCGGTTAATACAACGAAAGTATTGTTGCATAAACGCTCCCTTAGACCGTCCTAAGATCGCTTTATGGATCACTTTGCATTGACCAAATACATCCTCAAGACCGTTTGACGTAAAAGAGCCTGTTAACCCCCAACGAATATCAAACTTGTCAAGCATTTTTTCTAAAATTTTAAAGCGTTTGCCGCTTGGATTTTTAAGCCGCGTTAACTCGTCAAATACAATGCCGTCAAAGTTGCCCGCGATCGAAGCGATATTATCGTAATTTGTAACGACAATATCTGCGTCAGAGTCCATTGCTGCTTTGCGTTGTGCTGGCGTTCCGACAGCTATAGCGATCTCAAACTCCGGGCACCATTTAAAGCCTTCTTGTTTCCATACGTCAGTGCAGACGCGCTTGGGCGCTAACACAAGCCAGCGATCTACAAAGCCGCTACGAAGCATTTCAGTCATTGCTGTCAGCGTTATCGCTGTTTTACCCGCGCCGACCGGCGCTAGGATCATGGCTCTGTCGTGGGCGTAGAGAAAGTCGGCGGCTTCGTGTTGATACGGTCGTAGCTCCATCTGTCTATTTGCTCCCTATTCCATAGACACGCATATTTTTGATTTAGCTTTGCCATGTCGCTGGCGAATATTTTTTGCAACGGTGACAGTTTGCCGCCATCTTTTTTTAGCTCTACAAACCACGTTGAACCGTCAGGCAAACATGCCACACGATCACTAACGCCGCGATTAGACATCGAGTTAAATTTATAGGCTATGCCACCAAGTGATTGAACTGACTTAACAAAGTAGCGTTCAATGTCTTTTTCTAAGTCTGTCATAAGAATTGTATTGACATGTCTGTAAAGAAAAGTCTAGTATTACATCATCGAAAGGTAAAGTAAAATGAGCCAAAGAGACAGTGGATACATTCGCGTTGCGTTCGATCAATATGAAACGCCTGAATGGGTTACAAGAGCATTATTGCCTTACATACCCAAAGATTCATTGATATGGGAACCAGCGTGCGGATCAGGCAAAATGGCGCGGGTGTTAAACGCTGACTATATGTCTGACATACAAACAGGGACGGATTTCTTAGCTCAAACCTATTTAGACGCTTCGGGTATAAACGCTATTATAACAAATCCACCCTATACGAAAGCAACAGAATTTATAGAGCGCGCATTAGATTTTATGGACGATAGTGGTTTTGTTGCTATGCTGTTAAGAACTGATTTTGATCACGCTAAATCACGACGACATTTGTTTGCCGATCATAAGGCGTATAAGAAAAAACTTGTATTAACTAAGCGTATTCAATGGTTTGAAGATAGCAAATCATCACCATCTTTTAATCATGCGTGGTTTATCTGGGACTGGCGCAATAAAAAAGCGCCGACCATATCGTATCATTTTGAGGATTGATTTTATGTCACATAGCGATATTGTCGGCGGATCGACCGCCAAGCGTGTCATTAATTGTCCCGGCAGCGTTAAATTATGCCAGCAGGTTCCTCCAAGACCCTCGTCAAAATACGCTGAAGAAGGCACGCTTTTACATGAAGCCATCCATCAGATACTCTCTAATCGTGCATCTACGGATGACTTTGGTCTTGGCGATGATCTCATTGATCGTAAGCTGCGCCCTGCTCTTGAAGCATTAGCTGAGATTGACCCTGACGCTCAGTTAGAGTTTGTAACAGAACTCCGCGTTCATTTTGGAGGATTTTTAGCAAATGTATTTGGCTCCTGTGACCTCATTGGTCGTATTCGGAATCGTGCAATTGTTCTTGATTGGAAGTTTGGTGATGGGGTGGCGGTGGATGCTGTCGAGAACCATCAGCTTATGTTTTATGCCGCTGCGGCTATGCGGACTGAAGAAGCCCGCTGGGCGTTTGAGGGCGTCACAGAGATCGAGTGCGTCATTGTCCAGCCGCCGTATGTCAAGCGTTGGATCACTACGCCCGGTCGCATTAAGAACTTCGAGCGTGAGTTACAGAACGCGGTCGCTATCGCTCACGCGCCTAACCCGACATTAGCAACTGGCGATCACTGTCGCTGGTGTGCTGCTAAGGCTATATGTCCTGTATTAACAGGCGAGGCTGACAGGGCGCTAAGAACGGCGCTTAATACCATATCACCGGAGGGCTATGGCAATGCACTGGTTATTGCAGACCGTCTCGAAGATTGGATCAAAGCTGTTCGTGAACAAGCACAACAAGCGCTTGAAAACGGAATTGCCATCCCAGGATTCAAGCTCGTCCCAAAGCGCGCCACAAGGCAATGGGTTAATGAAGAAGGGGCGCGTGAGTCTCTTGAGCAAATGGGCTTGGATATATCGGAATTAATGGAGACGAAGTTACGGTCGCCAGCGCAGCTTGAGAAGATGCTTAAGAAGCACAAGCTCGACCTGCCTAAAGACCACGTCGTCGCCATTTCATCGGGTAACACTATCGCACCGGAGTCAGATCCGCGTCCGGCAGTGCTACAAGTCGGTCAGCATTTGCGGGCCGCTTTCTCTAAACTAGAGGTAAAGTAAGATGACAAGTATAGTAAAGTTCGGTGGCGCTAATCTCCCATCAGCGCAGTCTCTTTCACAGGCGCTTCGGTCTATTGAAGCTGACGTCGGTCCTATTGGTAGCGTGATTCTTAAAATGGATCGCACAGGTCACTGGGTCTACGGCGCGGATCAGACCGAAGTCGAGAAAGAAACGCTATGGGCGATTAATCCTTATTCTTTTGTGCATGGCTACATTGCATGGGGAACGGGCGAGGTATTGTCTGAGAAGATGGTGCCGATCTCTGAGCCTTTGCCGGATCTTGATCCGCCGCCTGCTGGCGCACAAGCTGGATGGCAACCACAAGTTGGCATGTCATTGAAATGCCTGTCAGGCGAAGACAAAGGCATGGAGGCGCGCTTTGCAACGACTTCAGTAGGTGGCAAGCGTTCGATGCACGCGTTGGCGCTCAAGATTGCTGAACAGGTTGACAAAGATCAAACCAAGCCTGTTGCTGTCGTTAAGCTCGGTAGCGACCATTATGCTCATAAATCTTATGGCCGCGTTTATACGCCGACATTCGATATTGTTGAGTTTATTGGCATGGATGGTGAAGAAGACGTGTCAGAAAAGGTCGCAAGTCCTGACACAGGACGTCGTCGTCGTAGCTAATGGAGTGGGGGCGCAAGCCCCCATTTTTTCCGGGGGTTTAGATGACGGACAAGCCAGTAACATTGGATGTTATTTACGAAGAAATTAAACGCCTTCGTAAGAAGATTAAAAAACTCAAGCAAACAATTAGGGGTATCAAAAAATGAGCAAGATATTTGTGCCTGCTTATTGGCCTATCTTCAAAACGCATGAACTGCGTCGGTTTGATTACACTTGCATATCCGCGCCGTCATTTACGTCGGTCTTTTCATATGATCAGGGTTCTGATTCGATGTTGTATAACAACTACGATTCAAACAACACATGGCTAAATCGTTGGTATTACCAATACCGCACAGGTTTTGGCATTGCCGAATGGCGGGATGATTATCCTGGCGGTAAGAAAGTTGTAATGAATCCACCTATTGGTTGGGGAGAGATTGTAGATTTAGGATCTACATATGAGAATAAACCACAGTTTGATTTTTTTAAATGCTGGCCTCCTGCGTCCAGTTCAGGTGAACAGATCGTTGTATTCGAACAACGACTTGATTCAATGTTCGTGAAAAACGTCACATATCAAGACGTAATTGTTTTTAGCTATCTACAATCTTGGAACGGTAAGCCCGCAACCGGTGCGCGCTACTGGATGGCGCTCGGCGTTGGTCCTATCGTAACGACATTTTTAACACAAGACGCTAAAGATCCGACAAAGATTACAGAGTCAGCACGCTGGCAAGCATCTGTTACGAGGGTAAACGCATGAGGTATATTATAGCACTTATGCTGATGACGTTGCCAGCAGCAGCGCAGCAGATCTCTGTGTTCAGTGGCCCTAATGGACCAGTGGCTACGGAGCTGTCCTACCCGCATGAAAATTTTTATTATGTTGGTAGCGATATGATCTCCGCGCCAAAGGTCGGTAATGTCACGATCTACAATGGTCCCAATGGCGAATATTTAGGAGATCGCATTGACACCCCCAACGATTGATAGAAAGAACCATATCCTCATTTGGACGGCTGAGATGGACGCTTACGTTAGTTATTGGCGTGATCGTCGCAAGTCGTTTGGATGGATTGCAAAGCAGATGGACATCTCACGCTGCGCGATCATCGGTCGTGTGTATAGGAGAAAACTATGACTGACTATTCAGACCTTGTGCAACGATTGCGCGGCAAAAAGTTAAACTGCACTTGTGCCGCTACATCAGCCAGCGAATGCTGTTGCAATACAGATTGGCCTGAGAGTTCTTGTAATGAAGCCGCCGACGCTATTGAGTTGTTACAACGCGAACTAAAATGCGCGAATGAACTATGGGAGCAGCAAGCGGAACTAGCTTTGGAATATTTGGCTGACATCGCTGAACTACATAAACAAGACGCATACGATGATCTGGGTTGACTTTGAGACGAGGTCTGAGTGCGATCTCAAGACGGCGGGCGTATATAATTACGCCCGTCACGACACAACAGAAGTGTTGTGTATGTCGTATGCCATTGACGATGGCGAAGTTAAGACGTGGCGTCCGGGTGAGCTGTTACCGATACTGACAGGTCAGATCCGCGCGCATAATGCCGCGTTCGAGCGTCTGATCTTCTGGCATGTGCTAGGGCATCAGATACCATTAGAGCAGTTCTATTGCACCGCTGCACAAGCGCGGGTGAACTGTGCGCCTGGCTCGCTAGAAGACGTTGGCCGCTTTGCCAATACTGGCATGAAGAAAGATCATCGCGGCAACTATCTTGTGCGTCAGTGCTGCGTGCCGCCTTACAATGATGACCTTATCCCTGAACTCATCGAATACTGCGAGCAAGACGTGCGGACCATGCGCGCTGTCAGTAAGGCTATGCGAGAGCTGACAGACGAAGAGCTTTTGGATTATCATGTCAACGAGCGCATTAACGACCGTGGCGTCAAGGTCGATGCTTATCTTTGTCAAGCCGCCATGCGTTATGCTGCTGATGAGCTGCAAGAGATTGAGCGTATTGTCAAGGAGGTAACGAACGGTGAGATCACATCGGTCAGATCACCTAAGATGCGTCAATGGGTCCAAGACCGCATCGGACCAGAAGCGCTCAAGCTCATGGAGCGAGACGGCAAGTATTCGATTGACAAAACAACGCGCGCAAATCTTCTGGCGATGGAAGATCCTGAACAAGTGCCGCCGGACGTGGCCGAGGTTATACAATGCGCTGACGATTTATGGGCTTCTTCTGTAGCAAAGTTCAAGCGTCTCTTCGACCTTGGCTGTGACGATCACCGCGTCAGAGGTGCGTTTGTGTTTGCTGGCGGTAGCGCCACAGGCCGCGCGTCATCATACGGCGCTCAGGTGCATAACTTTACCCGCAAATGTGCTGACGATCCTGAAGCCGTTCGCACCGCTATGGTGCGCGGGCACAAGATCGTGCCTCAGTATGGCAAGCGCATTACTGACGTTCTCAAAGGTATGCTACGCCCGTCCATTATACCAGCGCCGGGCCATCAGTTTGTCGTCGCAGATTGGTCAGCGATTGAAGGCCGCGTCAATCCGTGGCTGTCTGAGCGCGGCGATAATAAACTAAAGCAGTTTAAAGAAGGGTTAGATGTTTACAAAGTAAACGCCAGCATGACTTTCAGAGTGGGCTATGCAGATGTTGACAAAGATCAAAGACAGGTCGGAAAAGTTCAAGAACTGGCGTGTGGCTTTGGCGGGGGTATTGGGGCCTTTGCAGCTATGGGGCGCGTTTATGGTGTTAATCTTCCTGAGTCCACTGCTAGAGATATGGTCAACGCCTGGCGACGAGCAAACCCATGGGCTGTCCCTTTTTGGGAAGATCTTGAGGTGGCCTATACGCGTGCTTTACGTAATAGAGGAAAAGTGTTTACGGCAGGTCGAATAAATTATCTATTCGACGGTCAACATCTCTGGTATTCTCTCCCGTCCCGGCGCGTTCTTTGTTACCCTTTTGCCCGTTTTGAAGACGACAATATCACTTATGCTAAGGCGAGTTGGAAACCTGCGGCTGACGCCAAGGAGTGGCCGCGCGCCCGTCTCTGGCGGGGTCTAGCGTGTGAGAATGTTACACAGGCTACAGCTCACGATCTTTTGCGTGCGTCTCTTCGCCGTC